CGACGCAGTACACAGGACTAGAGGTTAATGGTGTGCGCGTTGACGTAGCAACGTCGCAGGCAGGCAGCGCACGCGGTATCTCTCCGGGTCTGATTTGCTTTGACGAGGTACTGACGCAGACCACATTTGCTACCTATGAAGTGCTATCGCCTGCGCAAATTGCAATCCGCAATGCGCTTATGCTGATGACTTCTACAGCAGGCTTTGCTGATAGCGTTGTGGTGCGTGCGATGCATGACAGGCTGTATCGCCAGAGCACCGGAGCAGAGCAGCATGACCCATCGTTTATGGGTCTCTGGTGGCGTGCAGATGATGACGATGTTGGGTTGGATTGGGAGCAGTTGACGAAGGCTAATCCATCTTTGCAGGGCAACCGATTGTCTCGCCAGATGATAGCCAGTGAGTATGGCATTTTGCCTCGTGGCTCATGGGTGCGTGAGCGTCTTAATCGCTGGCATGACGAACGGGTAGACGCACCGTTTAGTCTGGCTGCATGGGGAGCATGTAGACTCCCGCAACCACTGCAACCGGAGCACGTTGCTGGTGGATATGTGGTAGCATGTGACGTGCTCTCTACATGGTCAGAAGGTAGCATAATCGTTAGCGCTCTGCGCAAGGATGGTAGGGTTGGCGTAGAGGTACACAGGCAGTTGCTTGCCCGTCCTGATAAACCGCTGACCGCGCCAGACTTCACAAGGGAAGTAGCCATAATCGCTGCGAAAGTGAAGGTAGATGCTATCGTATACAGCGCATCATCTGCGCTTGCGCCTGCGTTTGAGAGGCACGCGGTAGAGTCTCGCCTGCCTTATCAAGCCATAACTGCCACTAAAAATATCATGGCGTGTGCTGACTTTGCGGAGGCTGTAACAGCGAAGCGCATTGCCCATGATGACCCTTACCTAGACTCACAGGTAGCGGTTGCGCAACGTCGCTTTATTGGCAGTGAAGGCGCATGGCGTTGGACGATTAGCAATGCTCCGATTACGGGTGTGATTGGCGCGACACTCTCCGTTGCCATTGCTGCTAAGTCTGTCGCCCCTGTGCAGGTATTTTTGTAAGTTGCTTACACTTCCCTAACGTGCTACTATTAGGTAGTGAGTAAGAAGCATCGCAACACTTCACTTACAAAGCAGGACAGAGAGGTAGCACGCACCGTAGTTTCGGAGCGTGCTATTACTGTGTCAGAGCAGGCATCGCCTGCTAGGATTGGCACTGTACTTTCTACTCTAGCAATCCCTTCTGCGGCATTCCCTCTGACCGTTGTGGAGGCAGCAGGCGTCTCCGCAGTTAGGCGTTGCGTTACGCTCATTGCTAACGCTATCGCAGGGCAGCGTTGGACAGAGTGGGAAGGCGAGCCAGCGCAGCGCTTGGCTACGGTCTCACGCATTGTCAAGAGACCCGCAGCAGTGATGACCCGTCGTGAATGGGTTTGGCGTGTTATCGCGTCAATGTCACTCACTGACATTTCATACATCTACATGGTCGGTGGTGTAGATGACGAAGGCATACCGGGTAGCCTTCTGCCACTTCCCAAGGAAGCAATCCATCCCGCAGGGTTTGTTGACCCTTGGGGCATTTTCCCACCTACGCAGTATAGCATCGCTGGTATCTCTGGCACCGTTAGTGGCGAAGCGGTCATACCCATGCGGTCTGCGTTTTGGCCCGGTGTACCACCGCACTTGCAGGGCATTCTGCAAATGGCGCGGAATTCGCTAATGTCCGCATGGGCAAGCGATGCGTATTCGTCCCGCTACTGGCAGGCAGGCGGAACGCCAGTTACGCAGATTAGCACTGAGCAGGAATTGGATAACACGCAGGCAGACTTCCTTGCTAATCGCTGGCGAGACAGGCGCAGCATGGGGCCAGATTATCCCGCTGTGCTTGGCAAAGGTGCGGAGGCTAAGCCTTGGGGAGCGGATGTATCGCAGGCACTTGCGATTGAGGCAAGGCGCGATATTGCCGCAGAAGTGGCAAACCTGTTTGGCGTGGCGTCTCACTATGTCAACGTCAATCCACCGGGCAGCAGCATGACCTATACCAATGTGCAGGATGAGGCGCTGTCGCTTGACCGCTTTACCCTGTCTGGTTTCTATGACCCGATACAAGACCTTATCTCTGACTTGCTGCCAGAGGATAGGTTTATGCTCATTGATATGACACGCCTTACCCGCGCTGCGCAGGAGTCAAGGTTTAGAGCATGGGCAATCGCTACTGGTAACAAGCCTTGGATGACGCCTGATGAGGTACGCATTGAGGAAGGCTTGCCACCAAATGAAACAATTGACAAGTTGGTAGAGGCGCAGGGCACTGGCGCGGAGACCGCAGCGGAAGGCTTGGGTAACGAAACAGTTACGGACGATGAGCCAGTGGCAGAGGAAGTGCCTGCATAATCATGCAGCAAAATATTCAGTGGCAAAAGGCTTGACAAATGGGTTAGAGTATGCATCTAACCTACCATATCTACAGTTTGGTACCGCCAAGCCACGCAAATAAAAAAGTAGGGTACTGGCATTACTTTCGGAAGTGCTGCCAGCAGCGGGCGTTTTAGGGGCACTGTGGGGCATTCACGAGGGACATTGTAAGCCACTTACACCATACAGAGGGTATGCAGTGAGCAAGACGCAGACAACCTCACTAGGGCGGATTGAGGTTAGAGACGTTGACGGACAGCCGGGTAGGTTTGAGGGAATGGCGCTGCCATACGGTGTGACAATTGACGTGTCATACGGTAAGGAGCGTTTTGTTCGTGGGGCGTTTGCGGATGCCGCTGCTGCTATCAATGCAGGCGAGCGAGTCGCATACCTCAACAGGCATGGTGTAGATGGTGGCGTGCCAGTTGGCGTTATCAATCAATTGCAGGAACGCGATACCGGACTATGGTTTTTCGGAGACTTCCTAGATGTACCCGAAACGCCACAGGCGCGTAGTCAAGTAGCGTCAGGACTCAATGGCGTTAGCGTTGAGTTTGTACCGGGCAAGCATCGTCGCAAGGCAGACGTTATTGAGCACTACGCAGGCGCAAGGCTTGCGGCAATTGCTGGCAGTTATGCGCCTGCATATAGGCAGGCGCGGGTTGCACTAAGGAGCGTGGCGCGAGCCACAGAAAGAGGCAAGATGCCTAACCTGACGGTTGCTGCGCTCACTGAAAGGCGCGACAGCATTACCTCTCAGATTGCCGCTGTGCGTGCAATCGCAGAAACGGAAGATAGAGCGCTAGAGGAAACTGAGACACGCGATATTGAGAGTCTTACCGCAAGGCTTAGCAATGTAGATGCGCTCATCACAGAGGCACGCACTGACGAGCAGAGGCGCGACGCAGAGAGGAAAAGCCTTCCCATGCGCAATGTTGACGCACCGGGCATTGTGACTCGTGCGGAAACGGTTTACGGTCCGGGTAGTGACCATTCCTACTTTGCTGACCTCATGGTAGCAAACCGGGATAGCGGAGCGTCAGAGCGTCTGCACCGACACAAGGCGCTTGTGCTTGATTTGGCGCAGAAGATTGACCGCGCAGTAGACAGCAGTGATATTGCTGGTGCGTACCCTGTGCAGAATTACCCTGACCTCTATGTGCCTGACATTGCTTACAGCGGTCCGCTGTCTGCATTCTTTGCCACCACAACCATTACTGCACCTAATCCGATTAGCATTCCTACCTTTGGTGGTGTGACTGGTGATACGGATGTGCAGACCGCAGAAAACGCTGCGCTGCCAAACGTTGACATTACCACTGGTCCCAAGGCGCTGACGCCTAAGACCATTGGTGGAGAGACCATCGTTTCGCGTCAGGCTGTGGACGGTGCCTCTCCGGGTACAGACGTTATCATCGCTAACCAGTTGCGCGAATTGCTCATGCGTGATACGGAGCGTGAGATTGCGCTTGTGCTGGAAGCGCTGCCCACATCCGGTGCCATTCCTGATACAGCGGGTGTGACGCCTGCTGCGAGTGGGCGAGACTTGCACAAGGGCATTGCAACTGTTTTGGGTCAGTACTACGCTGGTGCTAACGCTGGTGGCGCTGGTGCCCGTATGCTGCCCGCAGAAGGCGTCTTTGTGAATAGCAAGGATTGGGGCAACCTCACTGCTGGCGAGGATGCTAGCGGGCGTCCTGTGCTCGCGTACATCAATCCTGTGAATGCTCTTGGGCAACTGACGGCACCGGGTTTTCAGCGTGGCGTTATTGGTGGCGTTGTTGTTGAGCCTGCTTGGGCATTGCTCGCTGCTACCAATGAAGTTGTTGCACGTCGCAACGATGCGCGACAGTGGAAAAGCGCAATCCTTGACCTTCGCTTGATTGAGCGAGAGGGACCGCAGAGCATTGTCTTTGCAATCTGGCAGTACTTCGCCTTTGCTGTGCTGGAACCAAAGGGAGTGCGTCGCTACACCTACACCAACGTCTAGGTAAGTCACTTACAATCCGAAAGGGACACAAGCCATGACGGAAAACGTGCCCACTAATCCCGGTGTGCCTGAGCCTGTGGCAGATATTGCTGCACCGACAGAGGGACAGACGGGTATCCCGGAGGCAACAGAGGCAGAGGAAATGGCTGTCTCAGAGGAAATTCAGGAAAAGGCTGGTAGCGATACGCCTACCTCTAGCGATGTGGGCAAGCAGACTCTCACGAAAGCAGACCTTGGTTACGATGTGACTAAGGAAGGTGTGCCGCCCGACGAGGAAGCGCTTGCTACTTCGCAGCATCCTGATGACCCTTCTGCGCATGAGGAAACAGAGCGCAATCCCGGTATGGCAGGGTCAGAGAGTCAGGCATAGCAAGTGTACTCTCTGACGCCTGAGCAACTGCTAGCCTTTGTAATGGGTGCGAAAGTACCCACACAGGAGCAGACTGATTGGGCAACGATGGTCTGTAAAGCGATTGTGTCAGGAATGACACAAAGGCTTAACGGTGCTGTGATTGCCTCTCCGTCAGGCGCAGAGGATGAGTTAAACGTAGCCTTGCTGATTGGAGGCGCAGAAGCCTACAAGCGACAGGAGGCTACGTTTGCTCAGGCTGGTTACGCTGACCTAGAGGGAAACGCTATCAAGTTTGCGAGGGATTATCTGGATAGCGTCAAGCCTCTTATCAATCGCTACTCAAATGGTCCGGGTATCGCATGACCCTAAAGGATAGCAGACAGACCTTGCTGGATGCGCTGACCGCAGCAGGCGTTAATGCCTTCTACGGTATGGGTGCGTTTACTGCGCCATGCGCGAGGGTTTACCCTGCTGAGCCTTGGGTCGATTTGTCAGGATTGGCAAACGGGCGACGCACGCAGCGTTGGGAGGTATGGGTAGTTGCGGGCAGGGCAGATGCGCTTGCGACGTTTGACGAATTGGAAGCGCTTGTAAAAACCTGCAATGATGCACTTAACGGATTGCAGGGTTGGGCATATCCTGTCTGGCGCAGACCCGCTGTAACGGAAATGGGCGGAACGCGCTACTTTGCCTGTCGTGGAGTCATGGAAACCACACAAGAGGTATAGGCAATGGCAACTATCCTGTTTATGAAAACTGCACTGTTTACCCTCAAAGTGGGTGCAGGACCGCTTAAGACGTTTCAGGGAGACGCAGCGGATGTGCACGTTGAGGTAAGCGCAGGCGATAGAGTGGAGTACCCTACGCTTGACGGTGCTGTAGCGGCAAACGTTGAGCCAGAGTCATACTCGCTGGTCATGCGTTGTGGGCAGGATTACACTGCAACGGGTCTCGCTCGTTTCATGTGGGATAACGCCAACCAAGTTGCGGATGTGGTGCTGAATGCCTTTGGGCAAACTGCTGTGCCCGGTGCCGCAACGCCTGCCTGCAAGGGACAGGTTACGCTGGTCCCTGTGCAGTATGGTGGCGAGGTTGGCACCTTTGCTGAGTTTGAGGTAACGCTAGCCTTTGTCACTAAGCCAACGCTCGCTATCGCGTAATGGCTGCCTCTAACCTAAAGGTAGAGGGAATACCAGAAGTTACGCGGGCGTTTGACAAAGTTAACCACGGCATTAAAGACTTGTCAGAGGCGCATAGGGCAGAGGCAGATATGCTTTTGCCTTCTGTGCAATCTGCCACTCGCAAACTCAGTGGCGATTTGGTGGCAGGTTGGGAGACCGACGGGATAGCGACAGAGGCTAGATTTAGCAATCCCGTAGTGTATGCGCCAATACAAGAGTTTGGTTGGTCAGAGCACAATATCGAGCCTACTGGCGCAATCGCGCAAGCCTTTGAGAGTAGCCAAGATAGGACAGGGGCACTGTATGGAGACGCAATCGAGGGAATTGCCAGAGCAGCAGGGTTCGACACTAAGTAAAGTTGACCTCTCGCAGATTGCCTCTGACCATCCCGTTAACCAGCAGACTGCGGTTCTTGACCTCAATACGTTTGATGCGTCGCAGTTGACACTGCTGGAAATTCTTGATATGGCAGAGGTTGCTGGTTGTGACCCTGCGGAGTTAGGCTTGCTTATCAAGCAAGGTCAGACCTCGCAGAAGATGCTTGTGTTTTACGGTATGGCTTGGTGCATCGCTAAGCGAGCCAATCCGTTTCTGACGTTTGCGGAAGTGCGCACATGGCGTCTGGAAGTTATCGGAGAGGTAGACACAGCAAAGATTGCACGCGAGCAGAAGCGTGCTGACGCAATCGTAGGCGCTGCCATTGTAAGTAATTTACATCCTGACGATGCAGCGCAGTTGACGGTTGCGCAGTTAGGCGCGTATGGGGCACGTCGCAATCGTGCCTCTAGGCGTGCTAGGAAGGCTGGCTAATGTCTCTTGGTAGGGGCGTTGCGCTAGTAGTCTCTATCGTTGGTGACACGAAGGGACTAGAGAAAAGCCTTGGTGCCGCTGGTGGCGATGTTAAAGGCTTTGGTGGCGACGTTCTAGGTGCCGCTGCTAAGGTTACTGTTGTGGCAGGCGTTGCCCTTGCTGCTGGTGCCGCTATCGGTGCCATGACAAAGGCAGCAGCAGATGACAGGACAGAGCAGCAGAAACTAGCCAAGGCGATTGAGCAGGCTGGCGCTGCTACCTCTGACACGACAGCACAGGTAGAGGCAGCGATTGCCGCAGGGCAAGATAGGGCATTCTCAGATAGTGAGACCCGCGAAGGTCTGCAATCGCTTGTCACTGCTACCAAGGATGTTGGCACTGCTACTGCACTACTGACGCAGGCGCAGGATTTGGCGCGGTTTGCTGGCGTCGATTTGGCTACTGCATCTGACGCAGTAGCCAAGGCATATGCGGGTAATGATAAGGCGTTGCGTAGCCTTGTGCCCGGACTAGAGAAAGGCGCAACTGCGCAGGATACGCTAGCCAACGCATCTAAGGCAGCAGCGGGACAGGCAGACATTTTTGCTGCATCTGCTGACGGTATGAACGCGAAAGCGGGCGATGCGTTTAGCGAATTGTCGGAAACGATAGGCGAAGTTTTCCTACCTGTGCTAGACGCTATCCTGCCCATTGTCATTCAGATAATCAAGTTGTTTGGTCAACTGATTAAGGCTGTGCTGCCACTGCTGGTGCCAATTCTCAAACTGGTTGGTGCCGCGCTTACAGTGGTTGGCAACGTCCTGTCTGTGGTCATTGGCTGGCTTATCAAATTGATTGACTGGCTCAGCAAGGCAATTGGTATGCTTGGCGATTTTCTCGCCAAGATTAATCCATTCAGCGGCATTAAACTGCCAAGCCTGCCATTCAGTGCCAGTGCGTCTGGCATGGGTGTAAGTGGCTTACAGGCTGGCACGCAGGCTGCTAGCGGTGGTGGTGGTGGGATTACTTTTAACATCTACGGAGACCCGTCTGTGATTGAGGCACGAGTTACCAAGGCTCTGCGCGATTACAAGCGACGCAACGGCACAGAGGCAGTCTTTTCGTTGGATAGGTTCTAATGGCACTTCCTCCACTCAGGGCAATTGGCAGGGCACGAGTTGAGATTTACGGTGCCCTTGCTGGCAGTGCCAAATGGGACGAAGCGGTATGGGGACAATCCCTGTGGGCATCCTTTGGTTGGATTGACCTAACGCCACAGAGCATGGCTGTCCGGGTCTCTTGGGGAGCAGATGACCCGACAGGCGTTCTGACCATTCCTGCTGCTGGCTCATGGGTTATTAACACATATGACCCTAAGCGATTGCTTGACCCGTCTAACGGCACATCGCCTTACGCTACGTCTCTGAGACCGGGCAAACCTCTAAGGGTATCATACATTGACGCTGCGAGCCAACGCAGGATTGTTCGTCAGGGTCTCATTGATGAAATTGACTACGACCTTGACGAAAAGCGCGGTACCCTGCGTGGTACGGATATGGTACAATTGATGGTTAACGCTGTGCTGCCAGCAGCGCAGGCAGGCTTGCCAAGCACGCTGCGTGCGCGGGCAGCGGAAGTGATTAGGCGTGCTGGATTGTCCGCGCTTGTGCCCGTTGAGGCATCTGTTACACAAGGCGTTGCCAATGGTGGCTTTGAGGGTACTGGCGCTGGTTGGTCTGCTAATCCCGGTACGCTCTATATCGAGCCACATACACCCGGAAGTAGCATAGCCGGTGGAGCGTGGCACGCCAACCTTTATGTAGATACGGGCACAGCGGTTTACCCTAGCCTTTGGGGACAGTTTTTCCCTGTCGTGCCCGGTACCACTGT